ATCGTACATATATTCATGCCCTGGAGTTACTTTAGTTGTCACTCTGGGGCCGCTAAAAAGCTGACGCAAAATTCCTTTTGTAATCCACATACGTCGCCATTCTGGAAGAATGGAAACATGCAATTCATCATCTTTAAAATACACTGCGCCGATAACCTGATCATCGCGTTTGATAGCCTTGATTATCCAATCTTTTACGGCTGTGCGATAGTTTTCAAAAGATATAGGCGCAGACCAATCCGTAGCCTTGTACCCAATCTGTAATCCTGCTTCACGATCATCAATGATCTGCGTTGGCATCCGTTACTCCAGCAACAAGTTGTTATTCGACGCAGCTTGCATGATTACCCAATTGGTGCCGTCAGACACCATTGTCGCCCAATTGCCAATTACATTCAAGAGGATGGCCGTGCCAGCCGTTGTGCTGTCGATTGGGACAATGTTGGCCGAGGCTGAGTTAACCAATTGTGCTTGCATGTTTTTGACGGTAATTTCGCGTCCCACCCAAGCCGAGGCAGCGGGAAACGTCAACGTCATAGCCGAGCCGGTCTTGTTGTTGATGATCCAAGTGTCGGTATCCGCAATTGTGTAATCAGCAGTTTTTGTCACCGGCGCTGTAAAAACAGCCGCAATTGATATTGCGCCGGGGCCATTTGTAATTGCTATGCCCCGACCGGCTGTTAACGTATTTAAACTATACGCGCCGGTATCGCCAATCAACAACTGGCCATCAGTTGGCAGCGTGCTTAGACCTGTGCCGCCGTTTTGAATTGCCGTAACACCCGAACCAGACCCCGTGATTGTGTACAGGTTGTACAAAAACATGTACCACTCACGCGAAATCTTTCCTTCTTGATTTAAGAAGTTAACACGGGGCGCAGTGATTTGGTTATTGGCTGCGGTCATTATGCGTTCGTTGGTGAAGCAATAATTTCAGCGCCCATGATGTCAATCTTGATGGGGTCAGTGCCTGAGATTTCATACACCCGATCACGCAACTTGAGCGTCATACCCAGACGCCGCCAAAAGACACGCTTGTAGTATTGACCAATCTTGCCCATTTTAGACCAGTGTTCATTGGACCATGTGTGACCGCCATCGTCCGACCAGCGCAGCATGACCTCGGGATCGCTGCCTTGCGTTGCAACTGTTTCCTGATCAGCAATTAAATAATTATTAGTCTCTGTAACCAAATAATCACCAAGTTCAGTTTCAAAATAAATTGTTTCTGGAAGGACAAACCCATTTAAGCCCGTGCCGGACTCGCATTCAAGCTGCAACGTATGCTGTGCCGTGCGCTTGAGGTTGTTTGTGCCGGTGGGCAGGGCACGCCAAGAACGCAGCCATTTTTGGGGTTGCCCGTTGTCAGCATAAACCTCAAGGTCCAGCGTGTAAATGTTGCCATTTTCAAAGTCGCCAACAATGATGTTGCCGCCAAAGTTGCATTGGCAGTTACTACGGTGTCGGGTAAACGCGCCGTTTACAAATCCCGCACGCTCATGCCAGGCTTGCGTGGCCACATCGTAGACCCAAGTGGCGTTTGCCGATGGGAAAGTCAGCACGTAAAAAGAGTGGCCTTCTTCTTGGTACGTGTAGGCCAGCGCGTCTGAGATGTTGCCGTACTGTGCGATAGCGTACTCAATTGCGTGCGTAGACACACGGGCTGCGCTGTATCCTTGTGCCCGGTAGACAATACCTTGGCCACGGGCATCTGTGCCCAGCCAGAACAAAGTGTTGTCCAGTTTGGCCACAGAAAACGATGCCACACAACCAATTTCGTTAAACGCGCCTTGGATGTTGGTCAACGGGAAGTTGGCCAGACCGGCGTTGTACCAAACTTCGGTTGAGTCAGTGCCAAACACCCACATCTGGCGGTGGTCCACGTTGACAGCCACAACACCGTCGGGCGAACCATCAGCCGACGCAAAGTCTAGTGCGTTAAACACCAATGGATAAATGTAGTTGCCATTGTTTGGGTTGACCGTATCCACGCTCCAAATGCGCTGGCTGTTGGGTTCGTTGAATACAAACAAGTTATCAATGTAGGCCACAGTTATAGCGCCGGGGAAATTTACGTCTGTGATCTGATTAAATTGACCCGTTGGCTCGTAGTACGTGTAACTGGGGCCGTTGCAGGCAAAGAAAATAACCGCGCCGTTATCTGCAATGGATACGGGGCCGGTGCCAGACACGTTGCCCAACTTAACTGGCGTAGATGTCAATCCGGTTAGTTTGTAGACCTCAGTGCCCGACACAACATAGAAATCGCTACCGTTGGTCTGGTGCGCCCACAATGCACGGATAGGGCCAGTGCCCACTGTCTGGAGAAAGTTTAACCCTGGTGCGCGGTTTAAAAACGCAGGCTCTGTACCGCCCTCTGGAATAATCTCGGGGAAAATGTTGATCATCCGGTTGTCTGCCGCATTGACAGACCGGGCAACGTAGGCCGAACCGAGAATGGGCGACTTCATCAGTAGTTACCGGCATAGACGTTAAAGCGTTGGCGCGTAGCTATCATAGAGTACGGCATCGCCATCACATCGTCAGGGTTGTTGATGCGTTTAAGATCGCGCTTGCTAGTCATGGCAATGCGTTGCACTTGTGGGCTTGGCTCAACGCCAAACTCAGGGGCAAATTCCATTGCCAAGTTGTACGTAAACGCACGCAGGTAACCTGGTGGGTAGTACATGTTTGTGGACAAATCAGCAGGCCGGTCCAACTCTTGCACGCTGATAAAGTGCCACTCAAGGTCTAGAGTTGGCCTTGGATACAGCGTCATCTGGATGTTTGGATATTCCATGTTAATCCACATGACCTGCGGATAAGTGGAAGTAACTGTCTTGACGGCAATGCCGTCGTACTGTTGCTGGTTGATAAACTTAATGCCGTACGACACGCCGCTAGGGGCTTTAAAGTAAGTAGCATCATCCAGCAAGATAGGGCGAACGCCAACAAACTCACCGCTAGGGCCAAGGTGGCGCTGAATTTCACCGGCTGGCCAAGTAAACACTTGGTCGATTGTGTTGAAGATGGAAAGACGTTCAGTGTTCCAACTGTCAATCATCTGGTTAAGCGCCATCAAGGCGTCTTGAGAAGTGGCAGCAGACGGTGTTTCACCTTCGGCAAGCACGCCAAGCAACCTAAGTGCTCGATTAATTTGTTCGCCGCAGGTATACGTGGCCATGCTCAGACTCCTTCAGTTTCCACCTTACGGGTGTATTTGCGCTTTACAACAAGTGTGTTGACCGCTTCTTCAGAGTCTGAAGGCGTATCTAGATTGTAGCGCACCCAGCCATTTTTTTCATCTGCTTCGGCTTCAGCTTCCATCGTGGCAACTTTAGCGCCGTGGATGGGGTGGGTCATGACAATGTTCATACTTAAAAATGGGGGTGATTAGCCCCCATTTAATTTAGCTTGCGCCGTGGATGATGGCGTAATTAATGATGACAGCTTCAGAGTATGAAGTAGAAGCAGTCAAGTTTCGCAACGTAATCAGCGCAGAACCAGCAGCCAAATAGGAAACGTAAGTGGTGTAAGCACCAGCCGCGCTACCAGTGGTATTGCTAGAAACGCACACAATGATTGTGTCATTGATGGAGATTAAGCTGTTGGTCAAAACAAACGACACTGCGGTGGCTCCGGCCAACGCTGCATTGTTCATTGTAATGCGGCCAGCGCTGTTATTCAGCGTCACGCCGGTAGATTTGCTTGTGGCTTGAGTCACAGCACCTTGGGCTGCTGCGCTGTAGCCAATTTCTTGGCTAGCATAGCAAGTAGTAAATTCTGGGTCGCTATACGCGACGCCTACCGATTGTGAGTTAGACATATTGGTTCCTTAAAAACAGGGGCCGAAGCCCCCATTAGGTTTACATCAAAAATGCCGAATAAGCTGCGTCGCCGGTCTTCACAAAACGGTACGTATACGCACCAAAACGTGGGACAGTAACAGAGCCAAAGATCGTAATACCAGTTCCTGTGGTAACAGGGACGGTAGACGATGCGCCGGTATTGTTGTTGTTGCAAATCGTCAAGCTAAAAGCTGAACCAACTTTTGCGCTTGGGATAGCTGCGTCAAGCAAAGTCGCCGTGGGCAACGTCACAGTCAACGTAGCATCCGATGCTTTTGCACAAACAACCAAACCAACCGCCACTTGAGCAGCAGTCAGGGTGGTGTCTGCGGTCAAAGATGTGGGAATAGTTTGTACGGTCAGTTGGGCTTCTGTAAGATTGCCGTCACCAACTTGGTAACCGCCTGCGCCATTAGGTAGAGTAGCCATGATAATTTTCCTTAAAAAGATTTTAAAACTGAAGGGGCCGAAGCCCCATTCAAATTAACCCCACATGCGCACGCCCATTTGTGGACGAATCACGCTAAAGCCGTACAAAACGTCAATACGGCAAGGCAGGCGGTCATTGTTGATGTCGTACTGGCGCACGACACGCAAGCTGATACCGTTGTGGACAGCGCGAGCAGCCATGTCAACGCCTTGTGGCAACAGCAAGTCAGCAGTTGCAAAGGTGATGGCATCTTTGTGGTAGACCAAGTTTTGTGGGTACTGAGTTGAAGCAGCACCAACAAACACAACCGCCGCGCTGTTAGTAGGCAGAGTGTCTACAGTTGCCAGAGCATTAGCGGCCGAGTAGATAGGAGCCACGGTCACAGTGATAGCAGTGCTGACAGCAGTAGCGTCAGCAACAGCCACAAACTGGAACAAAGAACCAGTTGACTCACGGGTCTGTGGGTTCACAGAGTAAACGTTAGCAATAGTGAATACATCACCTTGCTTAACGGTCACGCCAGAGCCAACGGTCATTGCAATAGACGTTGCGCCTTCAGCGGTCACAGCAGCGGAAGTTGTACCGCCAGTGGCAGCACGCGAACCAGTTGTGAACTGCTTGATCGACTGAGACATGTTGATCTCGTCAAAACCCAACACGCCAACGCCCATCATGCCATTCTTGAATTGGCGGCTGATGGTGTCAGTAGGGTTAAACAGACCTTTCAAGCCTTCAACCAAACCAGCGTTAGCGGCAGGGTTAACGGTAGCGTAACGTGGGTTCATCACGGCAGCGTTCTCATTCAGCTTCTGCTGGGCTTGCAACAGCACCAAAGAAGTGGCGGGAGTGGTGCCAGGTGTGCCAACGGTGTTACCTATAAACTTGTAGCTGTTAGCAACGTCAGCGTCAATGCTGGAGGCCAACTGGCTGATACGCGGCTTCAACACACGTTCTGCAAAGTCATCCAATTGCATGGTCAATTCAGCAGATGTGAAGTTGACACCAATGTGCTTTTGGCTGGCAACGGTCAAAGTGGTGAACTGTTCGTTGTCGTCCTGAACTTGCAGGGCGGCGCCGTCAGTTACCAAAGCGCGGTCGGGCAAACGGATACGCAGTGTGGAGCCGATCTTAGCGCCGTTAACGGCAAAAGAATCGTCATACTGGCGGTTCACGTTACGGGTGATCACAAGGTTGTTCTCGAGGATTTCGAGACTCTTTCGTGTGATCATGTCAATGGTCAGAATACTGTTAGACATTTCAAATTCCTAAAAAAGTTTAGCGGTTCTGCGCTTCCCACTTTTTTTGCTGGCGTCTGCGTTCAGCTTCAATCCACTGCGAGTCCGTCATGGTCTTGGTAGACCGTGGGTCCGTAGTGTCATAAGCTGGCGATCCAGAGGACCGCGCAGTCACCGGCGAAATTGGCGCTGGTGCAGAAGTTGTTTTTTTGACTGGTGGCGCTGAAACCAATTTGGCTTCAATTTTACCAATCTCTTTCGCCTGACCGAGTGGCGTCATGCGTGAGATACGGTCCGCTTCCTTTGGGTTTGAGCCGAGATAGTACGCTAACTCAGGCCCAATCTCAGAAGACTGGATCGCTTCAGCCATTACGTTCGTGACTGGAAGTTTGGGGTTGTAGGCGACTTGTTCAAAGTCGTCATACTTCGTCCGCGCTTCTTCCTCAAGATCGTGGTAGCTCTCAAGAACTTGCGACTGCTGCTTGGCTGCTTCACGCTTGGCGATCAGTTCTTCGGCTTTCTGGAGGGCCAGTGCTTGCGCATAGGCTTCAGTAGACTCAAACTGGTCAGCGGATGCTGACGGAGCTGCTTGTAGCGTCTGTTGTTCAGACTGACGCTGCGCTTGTTCTCGTTCCCACTTACGTTGCTCTCTTGCAAGGCGTTTGCCGATGGCAGCGTCAAGTTCCTCTTGCGAGAATGTCTTGCTTGGCTGTTGTTCAGCTACTTCCGGCGTACTTTCAACAACTTCAGGTGTGGCCGTCACATCCGTGGTTGGCGCGGAGTCTACTTCCGCTAGGGCTTGGACTTCTTCAGTCATTTAAACGAATCCTAAGATTCCTCGGTCAACTGGGCCGATACAGTTGTGAATATCTTACACCAGATTACTCTGGCTGCGCAACTTGTTGTGAAGCAACATAAGCAGCAATTACTTCAGCCGTGTGAATACACGAACAGACAGCTTGAACTTTAGCATTTTCAGCACTGTAATCTGAGCCAGGCACAACAACGTGTCTGTGAAACTTGCTAGTAATTTCAATGCCATTTTCTTTAATAGAAGTCTTGGTGCGTACTTGCACGCTACCATTTTCAACCACTTCAATACGATCAACAGTTTCAACTTTTTCTAGCATGATGATTTCCTAATATTGCCCAAGAATCCACTTGGGCTTTGGTTTAACAATCAGTTGCGTTCTCAAACTCTTTTGTCTTTTTTGCACTTGCATAGGCTTGGCGAATAAAGTTTGAACCATCTAAATCTGGCACAAAACTCAAACTTTGAGATTTAAGAAACATTCCATCTTTAGAATCAAAAATTGCAACTTCTGCTGTTAACGAATTTTTGTTGCCAGCGATTGAAACAATTTTAATGTAAGCGTTTTCAAACGTTGATTCTCTACAAAAATTGTTTTGCAATAAAATGGTTTTTGTTAATGCCATAATTTTTTCCTTTAAGTTGTTTGACGAATAAATTTGGCGCTTAAACTAGCAAACGATTCAATGACATAATTTCCAGTGCTTACGTTGGCTTTTAATCGAACAACATCAGAACCACTTAATGTTGCAAATCCAGACAACGTAATAGTCACCACCCCACCAGCGCCAACACTTTGAGCGCCTGTTGCAATTGTCGTGACATTATTTGCTTCAATAGAGCCTTGCACCAATGATGCGGATGCTGCGGTCACTCTCAAGACAGCCGTAAATTCATAAACCCCAGGCAAGTCTGGCCATATTGAATCTGTTGCGGCATCGTAGTTTGCTCGATTGTCAATATCAACAACAGTTGACAAACCAGAAAAGTCAACGTTATTGCTACCGCTTATTGATCCACTAGCAACTGTTGTGTGAATGGCTGTGATTGCACCATATCGGTTGTCATCCACATACATATTAGATGAACCAGCATACTTGTAAATGGCACGATTACTTTGAATGTATGCTCCAAAAATGTTATTACCTTTTACAACTGAATTAATGTTCAATAATGTAATCGCTGTTTGAGCTGCACTGCCATTGGACATAATTTGGTTATTTGAAACCAAAGTATTGTCTGAATCAATGTAAAAAATTCCTAAACCAGCCGCATTGTTAGGAAATTTTCCGCTAACCATGTTGCCGCTAATAATCATTCCTTTGCGCTCATTTGTTGAAACAGTCACAACTGTGTCGTTCGTGCGAATGCCAAAAGTTGGATTTGTTACCCCACCATTGGTTTGAGTAATTGTGTTGTTGGCAATAACAAACTGGTGGCCTACTACTGCAATTCCAGCAGAGCCAATGCCGTTTAAAAGATTAAACTCATTAATAATATTTCCTGTAATGGAAATATTTTTAGGCAGTTGTGTTGCAGGCCAACCAACTTGTTCATTTGTAAACACAATTCCTTGACCACCAGTGCTATCAAACACATTGTCTGCAACAACCCAACGGGATTGATAATCACGGGCATAAATTCCGTTGCCAGGCGAAATTGAATAAAAAATGTTGTTAGAAATTTCTATGTCTGTGCATGGTGAAAATGCGCCGGTGCCAGTTCCCGAAAGCACGCCATTACCGCATTGCTGGATCACGTTATCGGTTGCTGATACCGTGTTTGTTCTTTGATCAAATTCTAAACCAGCGTAATAGCCAAGAACAGTTGCAACATTTCCGCAAGTTTCAATTACATTGTTTTGAATTTGCATACGACCAGCGCCATATCCAAGAATTCCTGAATACCACCAATCTTTAATTCTGCAATTTTCAATTAGGATGTTTTCTCCGTAATACAACTGAATGGCAAACTGATAGGCGTCTGATGCCCAATAAGATTGGCCAACATAACCATTAGGCCATCCACCAGTTGCTTGAGAAGATGTTTGATAAAAAGTGCCATACGTTGCGCCGCCATCACCAACAACATTTTTGTTTCCATTCAGCGTCATGTCTTTAATGACAATATTGCTGCACAGCACATTGCCAGGCACGGGCGATGGAGTAATAGCACTATTCGGAATAAATGGCTCTGGAAACGATGTAAACGCACAAGCATAAAAACCATCAGTTTTGATGATGGTTGAATCACGCCCAGCGCCTTGATGCACCATGTTTCTACGAACATTTCCGCTGTATGTGTTGGTTTCTACATTGAAATCATCTAGTCGAATTGATCTAGTGATTCGGTATGTTCCAGGCGGGTAATACACAGTACCGCCACCCTGATCTGCTACATATTTGACTGCTCTGTTAATTGCTAAAAAATCATCAGCAATTCCATCGCCAACAGCGCCAAAATCTTTAACGTTTACGGGTGTTCCCGTAATCATTGAAAAACTTGCTTTGGTTAACGCCATGATTTTTCCTTAAGAGTAATACGAACCAAACAAATCTACTGAAAAACTACTTGCCGTTACAAGATTAGTTCCATTAAACGCACTTCCAGCAGTGTTGTAGAACGCCAATGTTGTTCCACCAGCATCAATATTTAATGTTGGTAAATTTGTTGTCGTTGACCCAATAATTGTTCCCGCAGCATAACCCCAAGAACCAGCGTAGCCACGATATGTAACATCAGATGTAAAAGGCAAACCGCCAATACGAAGGATGGTTGCCGCTGCGGTTCCTGCACTTAATTCAAGACGCAAGGAAAAAGTTACCAATCGGCCAACTTTAGTATATGAACCATTCTGGGTTGAATATGTTATACCAGTAATGCCGCTAGAGATTGTTGGAGAAAATGTGCCTTCCTCATAATCAGCAAATAACTCGCTTGTGCCTGTGCCTGGTGTTGCAGAAAAGTCAATGCCTTTGCCAGATGTGCCAATGACTAGGTTGCCTGTGCTTAATGTTTGATTGCCAGTAAACGATTGAGCTGCATCGGTACGCGCCGCTGTAAAATTAGCATCGGGGACAGTTACTACGCGGGTTGAAGCAGCCGCTGGCCCAGTAACTTGCAAAATACCAGTTGTTGCATTTGCACGAATGTTACGAACAGTCAAATTATCAGTCGCAACTTTTACCGTGGAACCAGATTGAACAATTGGTAAAACTTCTGTCCCCGCAAGTGGAGTTGTTGCAGAGGTTAGCGCGGATATTTTTGTATTTGCCATGATTGATCCATTTAATTAAACATGATTTCAATAAGTGAAGTAAA